TTGTTGACGTACTCTAGGTATTCATCATGTGTTTCCTGTGGTGCATTGGAAGGTGGTGGCTCAAAGAAGGTATTAACTGACTGAGACTGACATACATAGGGCTGACGCTGGTAGGCGTGTTCTATGACCCATATCTGATTGATCTCAGGTGCGGTCTTAAAGGTGTTCTTTTCTTCTTCAGATAGCGCCGTAAGCCCTTCAACAGACCCTTGAGCAGCAGAAATATCTTTCCATGTTTTCTCATTGTTTATACCCTTGCTTTCAAGTAACTGTTCTAGGTACTTGTTCTTTACACGATAGCTTCCACTCAAAGTCTTGTGCGTAAATATGTTAGCCCTCGTTGGCTCAATACTAGGGCTAGTTCCACCGCATATAATACTGCTGCTGGCGTTAGGAGCAATAGCAAGTAGATGTGAGTTACGAAGACCACTGCCAGCCATATCAGGAGCTTCACCCCTAGATCCAGCCAAGCTACGACTAGCTTCTGTAGCTCTTTCCTTGATGTGCTTAAAGGCTCTGTTGTTAAAACTGGCAGCGTACATTCCCTCGAAAGAGAGTCCATTACGTTGAAGATAACTATGAAAGCCCATTGCACCAAGGCCAATCGCACGTTCTCTATATGCACTGTAAGCGGCTTTTGCAAACCCTGTTTTATCTTGTCCCACATACCCCATAAACTCCTCTAGTGTGTCCACAGGTTTGTGTGGATACTCGTCTACTGCATTGTCAATGAAATGCTCCAGTGTGTTGTCTAGCATTGTAACTAGGTCTGATATAAAGTTTTCTTCCTCTTTCCACTCATCAAAGTATTCTAAGTTAACACTGGACAAACAGCAAACTGCTGTGCGTTCCTCACTTGTAGGTAAGGTAATTTCAGAGCATAAGTTACTCTGTCGTACAGACAGCCCTAAGTCTTTCTGCTGCTGTGGTAGATACTCGTTACAGCGGTCTGTATTGACAATGTACGGCTCACCTGTCTCTGCTCTGGTGTGTACTAGCTGCCACCACAAATCCCTAGCTGAGATAGTTTTGACTGCTTGCTTTGACTTAGGGTCAATTAGACGCCAAGGTAAGTCATGCTCTACCGCATATAGGTACTCATCAGATAAAACGACACCGTTATGCAGGTTAAGGCACTTACGATTGAGATCACCACCAGTAGTTTTTCGCATTGCAATAAATTCTTCAATCTCTGGATGATTGATGTCCATATACGCCGCATAAGCACCTCTCCTTGTCACTCCTTGATTGAAAGCCAGCATTTGACTATCAACTACGTGCATAAAGGGAATACTCCCAGTTGATTGACTCCCATTAGAAGTAGATACACCGTTACTGCGAACATCGCCCCAATAACCGCCAAGCCCACCTCCGCTGGAAGTAAGCCAAATATTTTCATCATAGTGAGACGATAGACCACCTCTGGAATCAGGCACAAAATTAAGAAAGCAGCTAATAGGTAAACCACGAGTAGTTCCTCCGTTACTTAATAGTGGTGTGCTGAACATGAACCAGCTTTTACTGGCGTAGTCATACAGGCGCTGTGCTAGGTCAAAGTCAGTGACACCGTGATAGGTAGCACTGTACACCGATGCACGAGCAAAGGCTTCCTGTGCGTGTGTTTCATCCTTCCAGAAGTATCTGTCCTTCAGGGTATTCAGAGAGAAGTCGTTTAGTTCTGCTTCTCTTTCGTAGTCTATAGTAATCCCAAGGTAATCTTGAGTGCCTGTCTTATACTGCATCTTGATTGTCCAACAAAAACTTCATCAATCTTTCTTCGTACCAACGTGCTTTGCGTAGGTCTTCAAAGGGTTTACTTTTGTATCTAAACCGCCACATATATTTTAACGCATTTCCACGGAGATAGCCAATGTATTCGTCCTTAGATAACATAGCTTCTATAGCTTCTATACACTCTATACTGCCATTGTTATAGTGTGGTGGAGACTCAACCATGTCCACAGGATTACCAAAGACAGGATGCTCATTGGGTACGTTTTCTTCTGCGTCAAGCCACTCAACTGTGAACTTAGGGCTTCTGCCTATTTCTTTATCTCTGAGAGTATCCCATTGATCTCTGGTTATGTCATCAATACTCATATTCTTCTTCTGTGTCTGGTCTTGTTTCATCTTGTAGTTCTTCCTCAAACATCTCTAATCGGTTAATTAGCTTGTCTTCAAACCTGTCAAGTATTTCTTCACTGGTCAGTTCCAAGTAGTCTATTAAATCATCAGGGTCATATCTTTTCAATATCATTTCCCTAATCTCATCCATTGTTAAATTATTGTGAGTCAACATATTTCATCAACTTGTTAAAGTCATTTAATGTGTAGTGCTTAAAGCCTTCCTTGTCGCACCATTGCCCCATAGTCATTTTAGCGCCCTTACGTAGCTTCTTGTTAGGGTCTGAAAGCACAAAGATTAGTTCTTTGTCTATGCAGTCCCTGATTGCCTTGTACTTCATTGTGTCCCCTGTCCTAAAGAAGCCCTTTAGTTCCAAGAGTATCCCTGTGCGTGTATGTACGAAGTCTGGTTTGTACTTCCTGTGCATAGTGTAAGGGACATCAAAGGGTTCATACTTGAACTTACGCTTTGGCGCTACGGCTGCAAATGATGCTTCAAGACCTGATCTATAGATACTGTCTCTACGTAACCTCTTGGACTTTTGGCTCATTTACCACCTCTGTCAAGTATCGTGGGCCTGTGGAATACAGGAATGTACGTAGCTCTGGATAGCAAGCATGTTTGAAATGACAGTAAGAGCAGCCTATAGGCAGTTTCATGTTGCCTGACTTACCATCAGGGACAGGTTCATTACAAAAATCAGGTGGCTCTGGCTGCTCTACCATCTCCTTGATATGTATAATCCTATCTACAATATCTTCCTTCAGAACCTCGTACACAGGCGCTTGAGTGTCCTCTAGGTCATACTTCAGATAAGTTAGGTGTCCATTCTGCTTGTCCATTGCAAGCCAACCTACCTGTGTGTCACCCTCAGACTTAGCGTAGCCTTTAATCTGCGCTATATAACCAAAAGGATCATCAAAAGCCAGCGTTGCGTCTTTGAACTTCTTAAACCCGTAGCTGCTTGTTGACTTGACATCAGTTAGAACTCCATCAATCTTACAGTCCATACTACCCACAATGCCTTCTACTTCAGCTTGAGCTTGCTCATGGCTAACTGTGTGGCCTGATAGCCTGACCAGTAGCAACAACATCTCCTCAATCAAGTGACCATACAGAAACTTGACTAGGTTATGGGGCTGCATTGGCTCCTTTGGCCCTACGTTATTGTAGTGGTTCCAAAGGTATCTATCGTCTCTGCCAACGTTGGACATACGTAGCTTACGTGCATCAAAGCCACCACGGTTGGTAAACTCTTTACGCATTAAGTCCTTGACAGCCTCACCAAAGTTTTCAATCTCTGCTTCAGCGTCCACACCCTTTTCAGGGCGTTTAGTCTTCACTAGACTATAGATGTCATCAACAAGTGTGTGTATTGTTTTCATTCTGTGTCTCTATGGTCAATAAATCTAAGTTTGCGTGTGCTTGGGTCGAAACCGAGTAAAACAACTCCTAACTCCTTCTGAATTTTCGTCCTACCATCAGAAGCCCTATTCCAAATCCCAGACTCCTTATCCTGAAAGAATGTCTTAACGTCTATTAAAACAATTTCTTCTGTTTCTTGGTGGTAAGCAATTAGGTCTATAGGCCCAGAGCAGCCTGCATTCCTGAATACTTCATACCCCTTATCCCATAGCCAAGTGACTGCATAGTATTCAGAAAAATCTCCTTTACGACTATTGGTAAATTCAGTGTGTCTCTGCCCAACTTCTTCCAACTTTGTACTCGCCTGTAAGGGGACAGTGAAGTTCAAGGGCAGTTCCTGCTGCTTCAAGGCAACTGACTGCAAGCCTTCCAAACTTGTCTGCTTGCTCTGGTGCGACTTCCGACTGGACTTCATCATGTATGTTGCCTATAAATTTGTAGTTAAGATTCCAAAGTGTAGCATATTCATCTAGTAGTGTCAATACTTTTTTCATAACAATAGCACCAGCACCTTGTAACAAAGTGTTAAGTGCAGCGTGTGCGCTACGGA